ACAACCTCATGCGTGAAGAACATCCTGCAATGCCGATCACTAAAAGTCGGCAGTCCAGGGTTACATTTGGCGGTAATACTAAAGGGAAACCTTAAGTGTTACTTAATATTAATCTCGTGATCGGAGAAGTTTATCATGGCAAATAAAGACGCCGCATTTGGTTTGCGTCCAGTTAAGCATGTTAGCGGTTCACCGTTCAACGGAGGTCAATCTAGATATCGTATTACAACAGCAGATGCTACTAATACGACTAACATCTACAATGGTGACATTGTGACCCAAAACACAGCTGGTATTGTTACAAGAATAGCCAGAGCTGATGGTGGTAGTGCTACAAGTTCTATTATTGTTGGTGTGTTTAATGGTTGCTACTACACTGACCCTACTACCAGTAAGCCCACTTGGAGCAATTACTGGCCAGGAAACGCTGCTACGGATGCAGTCGCTTTTATTTTTGACGATCCTTATATCGTTTATGAAGTACAAGCTGACGCTGCTTTCCCAGTCGCTGACCTGTGGGGTAATTTTGATATTGTAGACCAGTCGACAGTAGGAGATACCAGCAGTGGTAGATCTAATGTTGAGCTTGATGTGACAACGGGAGCTACTACAGCTACGTTGCCAATGAAAGCAATTGAGATATCTACAGACCCTCAAAACTCTGATGTTAGTACGGCAAACACTAACGTTCTTGTTCTAGTACAAAACCATTTGTATAGACAAGCTCAAGTTGGTTTAGCATAAAGGAGAATTAGACAATGGCAATTTCAAGAGCACAGCTCGTTAAAGAATTAGAGCCTGGTTTAAACGCCCTTTTCGGCATGGAGTATTCTCGTTATGAGAATGAACACGAGGAAATTTTCGAGAGCGAAAGCTCAGACCGTGCATTTGAAGAAGAAGTTCTTATTGCAGGGTTCGGAAATGCCCCAGTGAAAAGAGAGGGTGATGGAGTTGAGTTTGATACAGCCTATGAAGGCTTTACTGCTCGTTACACCCATGAAACTATTGCATTAGCATTTGCATTAACAGAAGAAGCTGTAGAGGATAACCTCTATGACCGACTCGGTGCTCGTTATACGAAAGCGCTTGCGCGTTCTATGGCTCACACCAAACAGGTTAAAGCTGCAAACGTTTTGAATAATGCTTTTAGCTCTAGTTACACAGGTGGAGATGGTTTATCACTGGTAAACAGTGCGCATACCCTAGCGGGTGGCGGAACTTTCTCAAATACTCCTAGTACCGCAGTTGACTTGAACGAAACATCACTTGAAGACGGTTTAATTACAATATCAACTCTTGTTGATGATCGTAATCTAACTCTTGCTCTTCAGGGAATGAAGCTAATTGTGCCACCGCAACTTCAATTCATAGCAGAACGTTTAATCGAAACGCCAGGTCGTGTCGGAACGTCTGATAATGATATCAATGCAATCAAGAATATGGGAATGATACCTAACGGCTATTGTGTTAACCATTTCCTAACAGATACTGATGCATGGTTTCTATTAACAGATTGTCCAGACGGCATGAAGCATTTCGTGAGATCGCCTATGAGCACAAACATGGAAGGTGATTTTGATACCGGAAATGTTAGGTTCAAGGCTAGAGAACGTTATAGCTTTGGTTGGAGTAATCCTCGTGGCATATATGGCTCGCAAGGCGCTTAAGAACCAGTAAATGGAAGTTTGTAATACACTTTCTTACTCAGTATTACAGAGAAAGGGGCTTCGGCCCCTTTTTTCTTTTTTCCTTTATCTTTTCCTCATTTAACAGTAATATAAACTCTTACCTAGGATTTTATATTTACCTATCGACTGGCCTAGCAGACAAAGCCAAAAGACGATGGGGTTATTAAGGAGACTTAATTATGGCACAATCAACTTTTGCAGGTCCTGTAAAATCACTCGCTGGTTTTATTAATGCAGGATACAAAGCAACCGTTAGTTTAACGGCAAACACAACCATCACAGTGGCAGCTCATGCTGGCAGAATGCTATTATGTAATGATGCAGACGGAGTGTTTACACTTCCCAGCATTGTTGTAACAGAACCTGCTGATAAGGGCGACCCAGGACAATTATGTAATTTAGGCGCTCAATTCACTTTTGTTGTTGTCACGGCAGCAACAGATATGGACATCGTAACAGACGGCACAGACAAATTCGTCGGTGGTGCTTATACCGGCATTGATGACAGCGCAGCAGGTAAAACTTTTATCTCTGGCGCATCTAATGATGTTATTACACAAAACGGCACAACTAAAGGCGGTTTAGCAGGAAGTATTGTAGTAGTTACTGCAATAGCCAGCGCTAAATACCATGTTGCAGCACAGCTACTTGGTTCAGGAACTTTAGTAACACCATTTGCTGACGCTTAATAGGGGGTAGATTATGGCTAATACAGTCACAGGTCCCACTAATCAGTTTGACGGAGAAAAAACACTTATTGTTTATGCTTCAGTTTTATCAGATGGAAGTGCAAGCAGTACGACCTTGGTTGATGTTTCAGCATTGAATGCTGCTCCTGACGGAACCGCTTGCTCTACTGTTACCTTAAAAAAGATTTGGTATACAGTTAGTGGCGCTCCTGATGCACCCGCTTCTTTAGATTGGGATGCAACCACAGATGTTACTTTTCTAACATTGTCTTACGACAATTCGTTTGATTTTAGTGGCTTTGGCGGTTTGTCCAATACTAAAGCATCTGGTTACTCAGGCGATGTACTTTTTGTTATTCCGTTAACGGCTGATGCCGGGAATGAATACACCGTTTGGTGTGAGTTCATTAAGAACTACTAATAAGGATGGCTACTTCTGGATCAAGAGACTTTCAGCCCGATGTCGCTGAATGGATCGAGGAGGCCTACGAACGATGTGGGCTTGAAATGCGTACTGCTTATGACGCAAGAACAGCCCGCCGTTCTTTAAATATTCTTTTTGCAGACTGGGCAAACAGAGGTTTGAATCAGTGGACCATTAATAACGTTAGTCAAACATTAACCCAGGGAACTGAGTCTTATGATTTAAACAGTTATGTGGTTGATGTTTTAGATGTTGTCTTAAGAAGAACGACCAATAGTGTGGCAACAGATTATCAAATGACTCAAGTAGGTCGTTCTGAATATTGGAACATTCCTTCTAAATCGACTCAAGCTAGACCCACACAATATTTCTTAGACAAACAAGAAACACCTAAAATATATGTATGGCCAGCACCAGAGAACAGTACAGATGTTATCAAGATGAATCAAATTTTAAGAATAGAAGACGCAGATGCATCGGCTAATGATGTCCAGGTTCCTTTTAGGTTTTATCCTTGTTTGGTTGCAGGCCTAGCTTATTATATAGCTCAAAAACGTGCGCCAGATAGAATACAAATCTTAAAAGGAATGTATGAAGAGGAATTTGCTAGAGCATTAGCTCAAGATGAAGATAGAGGACCATTAAGGATAAAGCCTAATATGCGTTCTTATGGGTACTGATCATGGCATATGCTTCAGGCAAATATGCATATGGAATTTGTGATCGGTGCGGTTGGCGTTATCATTTATCAGATCTGACTAAAGAATGGAATGACTTAAAGACTTGTCCTGAGTGTTTTGAACCTAAAAGTCCACAATTGGAACCTCTTGCTTACACTGCGGACCCAGAGGCTCTATATGAACCGCGACCTGATATAAATTTTAGAACAGCTTCTTTAGGCGTTGTCACTACAAATACAATTTCAGAGTTTGATTCTAAAGGAGTCTATTTAGGAACTGGCGGTATGACAACAACGAACGATCCAATTGGTACTGATTTTGAGAGTGTTGAAGGCACTGGAGAAGTTGGTACTATAGTAGCTACAGGAGGCTCATAATGTCTTTTACTTATGCAACACTAAAAACAGCAATACAAGACTACATGGAAGACAGTGGAACTACTTTCGCTAACAACCTGGATAACTTTATTAAAGTGACCGAAGAGGACATTCTGAAGAATGTAGAACTTAATTATTATAAGAAGAATGTAACGGGAACAGCTTCTTCTGGAAATGCTTATTTAGGAATGCCATCAGATTTTCTTTCAGCCTTTAGCCTGGCTGTTATTAGTTCTAGTGTTTATACTTATCTTTTACTTAAACACCCTTCTTTTATTAGAGATTACACGCCGAACGCATCAACAACAGGCACGCCAAAATATTATGCAGACTTTGATAACGATACCTTTATCCTGGCACCAACGCCTGATGCAGACTATAGTTTTGAATTGCATTATTTTTATAGGCCTAACTCTTTAACCGCAGGTGCTTCTGATGGAACCACCTATCTATCTATTAACGCACCCAATGTTTTATTATCAGGATGTTTGTTACAAGCAGCGCTGTTTATGAAATTAGATCAGACAGAAGTAGGAACTTATAAGCAAAATTATGACAAAGAAATGATGCAGTTTAAAGTTTGGGCAGAAGGAAGAAACACTAAAGAAGAGATGAGATACGATAAAACCAGGTCTATTTTATAATGATTAAAGAATTAGAAGGTAAAAATATCGCTATTGTCGCTATGGGCAAAAGCCAACTCGACTACCATATGTCGCTTAGTCATAGTCAAGAATACGATGAAGTCTGGGCAATTAACTCTATGTGTGCCGTGGTTAAAACAGATCGGCTATTTATGATGGATCCAGCCTCTAGATTTTTTGATACCGAAGATCCAGGCCCACAAACAAAAGTTATGAGGAAGTTATTACCCAAACTAAAGTGTCCTATTTATTCATGCGAACTAGATAAAAGAGCACCATCAATAGAGCTTTATCCTCTAGATGATGTTATTTCTGAATTAAGTTGTGGATATCTAAACAACACTATTGCTTATGCCATTGCTTTTGCTGCATTAAACAATGTGGGCAAGATTAATATGTTTGGAGCTGACTTTAGTTACACAACCAATGTGCATTTTGGAGAGATGGGAAGAGCTTGTTGTGAGTTTTGGTTGTCTAAGTGTATGAGCAAAGGAATTGATATTTCTATTGCGGCAACATCTTCTATGTTAGATACTAATGTTTCTGAAAAAGAAAAATTATATGGATATCACAGGTTACAAGATCCTCCTGTGGTATATTTAAAAGATGGAGACTTAAAAACAACTAAGTTTTCAGAAGTAAAAAAGGATAATAAAAAACTCGTTGGAGTTTCAGGAAGAAAAGACTATATGAAGGTTTCAAAAACAAACGGTCTTTTACCAGCTGAACCCAACCAATACTGAAGGAGTAAGAAATGCCAGGAATGACAGCAAGACGCGATAAAATGCGTGGCGATCCTAAGAAGTTTCTTCGACCTGGGGATGATGCGGTTTATTCTTCCCCTAAGAAGAAGAAAAAATCTTCTAAAAAGAAGAAATATTAGAGATGTTCCAAGCTAAAATAGATATGGCTGTAGGCGAGTTGGGCGTAAAAACAACTCATAACAGAGGCCATACGGTAGAAGAAGTAGCTGAAATGGCTACCGATAGATTAATTTCGGTTGCAGATACTGCTCCGAATGAAATAAAAGCACAGGCACATGCTTTTAAAAATGTGTGTCATCAGGTCATTGTTTATTATATGCAAGAGGCGATTAAAAACCACATGTGTACAATAGGCAATCAATTAGAATCGCAAGGTCATAAAGATCTTGCAAATATTATTAGGAGACTATAATGGCTATAACACAGGCAATGTGTACTTCTTTTAAGAAAGAACTCTTAGAAGCCGTGCATAACTTTAAAGCATCTGGAGGAAACTCTTTTAAGCTGGCTTTATATACAAGTTCAGCGACAATGAGTGCTTCTACTACCGCCTATACTACAACCGCAGAGGCATCAGGAACAAACTATACTGCGGGCGGATCAGCTTTAACAAATGTCAACCCGACCACATCGGGGACAACTGCTTTTACTGATTTTGCTGATTTGACTTTTGGTACAGCAACAATCACAGCAAGAGGTTGTATGATTTATAATGATACAGCTACTAGCGATCCAGCAGTTGCAGTTTTTGATTTTGGTGGAGATAAGACAAGTACAGCAGGTAGTTTTACGATTACATTCCCAGCCGCAGACGCAAGTAACGCTGTTATTAGAATAGCGTAGCTGAGTCATGGCTGGTTGGGGTCGATCTACTTGGGGAGCAGGTCCTTGGGGTGAACCCGCAGTTGTTAATGTATCTGTTGCATTAACAGGACTAGCAGGTACTTCGGCTTTAGGCACTGAAACCGTTAGTTGTGACGCTAATGTCGCAGAGACAGGTGTAGCAGCAACAGGTTCTGTGGGCACAGTTGTTGCGACAGGGGTTGCAATTGTTACTGAGACAGGGGTTGCGGGAACAGGTGCGATAAGTTCCTTAACTATTACTTGTGATGCCAATGTTGCAGAAACAGGAGTGGCAGCTACTGGTGCGATAAGTTCGCTTACGATTACGGGTGTTGCTAATCTTTCGGTCACAGGACTAGCGGGAACCACTGCTTTAGGTACTGAAACTGTTACTGGTGATGCAAATGTTGTAGAAACAGGACTAGCGGGAACAGGAGCAGTTGGAACTATAATTGCTGCTGGATTTGCAATACAAGGAGTTAGTGGTACAGCATCAACAGTAGGCCTCGGTGATGAGACTGTAACTTGTGATGCTAATGTTTATCCAACTAATGTAGTAGGAACAACGGCATTAGGAAGTGTTGGCATTATTGGTACTAACAATATTGCCGTTACAATGGATGCAGCGACAGGAGCAGTTGGTTCACTTACAACAACTTCTCACGCAAACATTTATCCAACGGGAGTGGTGGGAACAGGACAAATAACTTCTGTGTTGGTATGGGGAGTAGTTGTTCCAGGACAAGATCCAGAATGGGACGGAGTTAATGATTCACAAAGTCCAAGTTGGGGCGCTGTAGACGATGCTCAAAGCCCTGGTTGGCAGGAAGTGGCTTAATAATGGAAAAGATAATTTATAACAGTTATACTCATATAAGATTGGAGGATCGATAATGGCAAGTACATATGTAAATGATTTAAGACTCAACGAGCTGGCTACTGGTGATGGTAGTGGAACGTGGGGCACAACAACAAACACAAATTTAGAGCTAATAGCAGAAGCATGGGGTAGTGGTTCAGAAACAATCACAGGAACTTCGCACACCATTACAATGGCAGATGGTGCAGCAGATGCAGCCAGGGCCTATTCTCTTACTCTAACAGGATCAATTACTGCGTTAAACACAGTAACCCTTGCTCCTAATACAGTTAATAAAACATGGGTAATTCAGAACTCTTCTGGATACGCGGTTTCAATATCACAAGGCACAGGCGCTAATGTTGTTATTCCGAATGGCGGAATTAAGATGGTAGTTGCTGATGGTGCAGGAAGTGGAGCAGCAGTGACCGATGTACTAGACCTAACAGGCGGTACAGGCAATGTAGGGCTTGGTAGTGGAAACTTAGGCACAGCCCTAACGACAGGAACAGACAATGTAGCTATTGGTGAAGCATCCCTTGATGCAGTCACGACTGGCTCGGATAACACAGCAGTTGGCGATAATGCTGGTGGCGCTTTAACCACAGGCGGTAATAATGTAGCGATTGGTTCAGGAGCCTTGCTAGTAGCAACAACCGCAGCAGACAATACCGCGATTGGAACACTAGCTTTAACCGCTAATACTTCTGGAACAGACAACACCGCAGTGGGATATGCAGCAGGAGATGCTGTAACAACTGGAGATGACAACACTTTTATCGGAGATAACGCAGGGGGAGCAACGACTACGGCAAATAACAACACCGCAGTGGGTAGTTCAGCTTTAGTAGCAAACACCACAGGTACAGGAAACGTAGCTGTTGGTAAAGGTGCATTAGATGCAAATACAACCGCTAATTACAATACTGCTGTAGGTTTAGACGCTTTAGGAACAAATACTACAGGAACAAATAATAATGCATTTGGAGAAACTGCTCTTTTTTCTAATACTACAGGTGATAATAATCAGGCTATTGGTAGAGGAGCGTTAGAGCAAAATACAACAGCAAGTAACAACAGTGCGTTTGGGCATCATGCTTTAAAAGTAAATACCACAGGTGCAACAAATACTGCTATTGGAGCAGGTGCTTTAGGTGCTAATACAACAGGTGGTACAAACACAGCAGTCGGACATATTGCTTTAGAAGCAAACACCACAGGTGCTTATAACACGGCAGTTGGTAAAAACGCAATGGGAGACAATACCACAGGCTCTGAGAATACTGCGGTTGGTTGGGATGCTTTAAAAGTAAACACCACCGCATCAAATAATGTTGCGGTTGGTACTACTGCTTTAGGACTAAATACCACAGGAACAGATAATGTGGCAATGGGTGCTTATGCTCTAGATTCCAATACTACTGGCAATGACAACACCGCTATCGGTGACAACGCTTTAGGAGCAAATACGACAGCAGCAGACAATACAGCCGTTGGTTCAAGTGCTTTAGCAGCAAACACCACAGGAACAGCAAACATCGCTATTGGTTATCAAGCATTGTTTGACAACACTACAGGGAACTACAACACTGCAATAGGCTGGAAATCCTTATTTGAAAATACCACAGCTATTATGAATGTAGCTGTTGGTTATGATGCAATGAGGGATAACACTACTGGAGCAAATAATACTGCTATAGGTGTTGAAGCATTGGCTAATAATACCACAGCAGCTAACAACACAGCCGTTGGTAAAGATTCTTTAGCAGCAAACACCACAGGACACTCAAATGTAGCCGTTGGTAAAGGTGCTTTTGTAGCAAATGTTGATGGAGTGCAATCTACTGTTGTTGGTATGGATGCGTTTAAAACTGCCACGAGTGATGATGGAGCAGCAATATTCGGATATCTTGCAGGGAGAGATGCAAATGGAGCAACGCATACAACTTTAATTGGTTCATATGCGGGATATAAAATATCAACAGGTGATAAAAATACTTTTGTAGGAACAGAAAGTGGACCTCAAGGTGGTGCAGGTACAGGAGATAACAATACTGGTGTTGGTTATTTAGCTTTGTCAGCCAATACAACTGGCGCATCGAATGTAGCTGTTGGTAGAGGTGCAGGAGAGGGAATAACAACAGGTTCTAACAATACCCTTATCGGAACTGAGGCAGGCAGCACTATGTCAACACAAAGCAATTGTGTCTTTATTGGTAATTTATGTGGCGAAGCAAACGCAGCAGCAGATAATGTAGGTATTGGACAACAATGTTTAGAAACTAATAGTTCTGGAGCAGCCTTAACTGCTGTAGGTAAAATGGCATTAGAAGCCAATACATCGGGCAGTAACAATGTAGCTGTAGGACACGAAGCAGGTAGAGCCAATACAACCGCGTCAGGCTGCACTTTCATTGGTAAAAATGCAGGTACATCTAATACAACGGCTGCGGCAAACACGTATGTAGGCTATACTGCGGGTGCAGCTTGTACCACTGGTGATGGAAATTCATTTTTTGGCTACGAAGCAGGAGATGCAGTAACTACTAGCACCGACAATACTTTTATTGGTAAAAGAGCAGGAGACACACAGGTTTCTGGTGCGAATGGTAATGTAGTTGTAGGAGCGGGTTCAGATGTTAGTAAGACTAATGCGGGAGGTCAGGTAGTTCTTGGTTCAGCAATTACAGGAACAGACGATGCTACCTGTACTATTGGTTATAATGGCAATACTGCTTCACTAACATTAAATGGTTCAGATGAAACATGGGCATCAGCTTCGGATGAAAGATTGAAAGAAAATGTGCAAGAGTCAACTGTTGGTCTTGCTTTTATTAATGAACTTAGACCGATTACATATCAATGGAAGAAAAAGAAAGATGTTCCAACAGATATGCGACAGTACAAAAAAGGTTCAAACGAACCAAGTGTCGGCTTTAAGTATGGAACACAGCATCATGGGTTTATTGCACAAGAAGTTAAAGCAGTTATAGACAAGTACGATGATGTTAAAGATGGTCAGAATATTTGGAAATGTGGAACTGATAAAACACAAATGATTTCAAAAGGCGGTCTAATAACAATGCTCGTAAAAGCAATACAAGAACTCTCAGCAGAAGTTGAGGAATTAAAAAAACAAGCACACGATAAGTGTGACAAATAAAATAGAGGAATAAAAAATGGCAATAACTAAAACATTAACAAAATCTATCCCTTTTGTTAAATCGAGTAAAGTGGTGGAGTGGCAGTTAGAAATGACTTACGAGAACGACAGCGAAGGCGATGCAACTTATTACAAGTCTGTATTTAGTCACCTAGCAGTTGCAGCCGATGGTGATTTTACAGCAGCAGCTAAAGGCACATTTAATCTGGCAGCTTTGACAGCAATGTTCCCTACTTCAAAATGGGATGATGTCTTTGACAGTCAAGTGGACAGTGTTATAACTAGCCCTGTAGTACCACCTGTACCAGACGAAGCCTTTCAAGTTCCTTCCAGTTAAACATGAAAAAACTATCGGTAGCTGAAGTCAATGGAAAAATAGAAAGCCATGAGGCAGTTTGTGCAGAGCGTTGGTTAGAAGTTATCAACAGAGTCAAACGACTCGAACATTTTATAGTAGCTACACTAATTACTTTAGTAGTTGGTATGGCTGGAATTTTATTTGGATAAAAGGAGAAAAGTATGCAAACACTCGCAAATATACTAGCAATAGTTATGACTGTTGTTACTACTTGTAGCGTCATCGCTATGATAACTCCAACCCCTCAAAAAACGGGTTGGATGAAAAAACTTTATAAAATCATCGACACAGGCGCGTTGAATTTATGGAAAGCAAAAGATAAATAAGGAGGAATAAATGAAAAATTTAATTTCTATATCTCTATTAGGTCTTGTATTAACGGGCTGTTCTACAATCGAATCAACTATTGATGCTGGCAAAGATATTGCTAGTGCGGTTGTTGATGATGTTGTGGACATAAGTAAAACTGCTATTTCCATACCAGTGGGTGCTATTGGTACTGTTATTGATAAGATTGAAGAAGAAACAGTATCAGAAACTGAATAGGACATTTCTTACATGGATGGAAGAATTATACAAACTTGGCAAAATACCTGAAGCTGTTTACAGCAAATATACTTTCTATAGAAAAGCATTTTGGATTTGTTTTGCCTATGTTCTTTGGGACATGTTTCATGCCTTTGGGTGGCTATAATGTATGAATATAATTGCAAGGTTAAAAGAGTCGTTGATGGCGATACTGTCGATGTTGTTATTGATCTTGGCTTTGACATTCATTTTGCCACTCGTGTTCGCCTATATGGTATGGACAC